TGCAAACCTAGTAGCCCAGGACTTTTGGGTCTCATCAAGGCGATCAAGAAACTCTTGTCCGGCATTAATGTAAAGGTCCATACCACTATCTGAGTAGTCTTCGTTGACTAAGTCAAACCGCCCAGACAATTCCCTGTAAGTTTTCCTGAGCTGCTTTAAATTCATTCTAGTTCTCCTTAAGCGTCAGCTAGAAACTCTGGCCGCTTTTGTTTAAACCTGGCGAATGTATCTGTAAATATTGAGTTGATTTCTTCTTCAGTTTTACCAGCTGTCCTCATACCAGCTAGATAGATCTGAAGACCAAGTTTCGCACTCTCGATTAAAGTTGCTGCTACAACTGCGTCCATTGATGCCTCCTTATTCAGCTAAGTTCATCATAAGCTGGTTAAGCCTACTAATGATTAGCGTCTCGAGTTCATCTCCTGGAATGACTCCAGAGTTAGCATATCCTGCATATAACTCGATGGCAGGGAAAACTTCTGAGAAGACCTCTTTTTTATATCTAAGAACTTTCCTTTCAGTTTCTGTTAGATCAGTTCTTACTACTTGTAGCTGATAATCATCGTACTGAGAATTATAGATGCTCATCATCCAAGTTGCTTTTTCCTTAGGTGACATCTCCTGAAGGGTCTTCCCCTGGTGAGGACAGCCCATTAGAACTTGCATCATTATCATTAGTGAGACCAGGGTCACTACTACGTCTTTGTTTTGTAGCATTTTCACTACCTCCAAAATAAAAGTTAATTAATGTAGCTATCAAAGTTCCAAGAACAAATCCAATAATGAACTCAGCAAGTTTAGACACTTCCGATGATGAAGTAAATGTAACCTTCCAGAGATATAAACCAGTCCAGATTGATACTAGTAAAGTATAGACAGCTCTAAACACTACTCGAAAGTCATCTTTACTAAAAGGGTTAAACATTTTCATCTTGTTACCTCAAGTTCGTTTAAAAATTTAACAAACTGGACAGGCCAGGCTCCCTCGAACTGACCTGCCCAGTAGTCATCGGCCCAGGAGGTTAGTTAAACTGCACTTGGAAGGCCGACACCGTTGAGGACAGCACACTTCTGTGGCAGGCCAAATTCAAGACCGCACTCAGTGAGATATTCCTCGTTAGTACCATCAACCCTACGCTGGCCGTAACCAGACGGATGGGTCTTGCTAGAGTTCTCGCCATAGAATGCTGTATCATCTATGTATTTATAGGTCATTTCCTTAGGCTCAAGAAGCAGACCCATATTGCGAGTGGTAGCATCGAAGCTGAACAACGGATGGGTCTTCATGTGGATAGTACCAAAGGGAGTAATCCACGTTCTGATGTCCATGCCGTAGGTTTTCTGAGCTGGCTGCAGGTTGATCTGCCCACCTGTCATTGCCAGTGCATCAATGCCGAGCAGGAACCCTGATCCACACAGACACAGCTTTTCAGCTGCACCGTAGCGGAAGATTTGCTCAAGCATATTCTTAAACCAGGTCTCACCACCAGCTGCCCACGTTTGGCCAGAGTAGGTGGCATTGAGAGTGTAGTCGTCACAGTTAGCTGCAGCGTACTGGCGGATGAAGTTGATCACACCCTGCGTGGTACGCTCAGGTTTACTGTTGTCGCCTATTCCCTCAGTTGCGATGCCCCAGAGGAAGGCCAGTTCCATTTCCCAAGAATGCATCTCGAGGGCTTCAGATTTGGCCTTTTGATACTGCGCGCCTGTCCGCAGACGGGTCTTGAGCGCAGTACGAGTTAACGACAGAGGGGTACGGAAGATCTGTGTATAGTTGTACACCTTAGTCGGATTGAGAGCGATGGCATCAGGCATCTCGCCACCCTCAGGGTTAATGTTACCAATGATCTTAAACGTATCACAATCGCTCAGATCATTGGCAGGTGAGTTGTCGTCAGCTTCGAGCAACCTTACAGCAAGCACAGAGTTTGTGGTTCCTCTGGTTACTCCGGTCACTTTACCAACAACATCTACACGATAGTCAGAAGCGTCACGCAGAAGGATCTGATGTCCAGATCTAATGCGATTAGCTAGTACGGTTGTTACCTGGACATATACTGTATCTCCAGCTGCGCCACCGGCAACGTAGGCAACACTCAGATCCGGCAAGGTAAAGATGCCAGCTACTGCGCCACCAACTGCAGTCTGCTCCTGAGTCCACCAATGGAACTGTGGATCATCAACAGACTCGGAACCCATCATTGACAAGATAGCTGTCAATGGAGCCATTCCGTTCGGATAGAGATACATAATCTGCTCACGCCAATTGAGGGGCCTTTGGTCTGCTACCCAATCCCCATTTCCTCTCATACCAAGAAACATAATGAATACCTCCTATGTTGTATTCAAGATCGTTTGAAAATTTAACAATCTATTGGTTATCAAGTTAATGTTATGTAGTAGGCGCCAGAGTAGTAGGCGCGGCAGTAGTCGGAGCTGCTGTTGACTGAGATGGTGCTTCAGTAGTAGCAGCCTCTGTGGTCGGAGCTTCAGTGGTACCAGGTCCTGCGGTTGTCGCAAAGCCTGGGAATGAACCAGGATTACCACCCAGTGGAATCCAACTCAAACCATCGCTATACAGCAGTGCCCTATCGCACTTGCCATCTAGCACAATGTCGCCCAGCCAGCATTCACTATCATTATCGTCAGTAATGGTAATAGTATTAACACCATCAGCCTGACGAGCAATGATAGAGTAGAACCTTCCCTTCGCATCAGCTACAGGTGGCAGAGTCAAGATAATAGCACCTGACACTCCATTTGCTGTAGGACGCACGACATAGTCTCGTGTCGTCAACTGATACGTTGCAGCAGGATCGACGTACTTGTCAACTACCTCTCGGTAGTGTTGTTCATTGTTCTGCTCAAGTCCCATTAGATTACCTCCGTAGTATTTCGTTCATTTCCTCCAACTCTTGCTGGAGGGGATCTATATTATCATCGCCTTTCGGCTTTCCAGGGCCACTCTTCTTACGTGGCAACCTGGGTTTTTTCTCTGATTTATTTTTTCCTTTGTCTCCTTTCGGTTTATTCAGGTCAAGTCGCTTACGTGCTTCAACACCTGTATTCTCCATAAGTTCTTCATAGGTTTTAGTTGGGTTAGCCTCAGCTAATTCTCTAAACACAGTCGCAACGGCTTTCTTGAATGGTACAAGGTCTTCATTTTCTGTATAGAAGTTATCGGCCGCTGCTTTCATTGCGTTGGCAGCTTTGATCATCTGAGGTACTTGCTGATTAAACTGAGTGCTTAGGGTTTTGGTAGTATCACTCACAGCCCTTTTATAGATGTCGTTTAGTACTGAATTAAACTTCTTCGGATCATCTCGAAGTTCATCAAAGTCAACGTCACCTATAAAGTCCTGCTCTACGTAAGGTGCTTCGGTCGATGGAGGTTCGGTTTTGACATCTTTTTCTTGCTCAGCTAACTTTGCCCTAAGCTCTTCAATAATAGCATCCTTGTCCTCTGGTGGATCGGTAGCTGCAGGCGGATCTGTTTCAGGCTGATCGTCTTCAGCTTCTTCTTCCTCTTCCTCTTCCAACGGATCAGTGTCAAGTTCCTCTTCTTGTTCATCCACTGGTGGATCAGTCTTTGGTTCCTCAGTACTAATATCCTCGCCTACAAGACTCTTACTCATTAGATCTAGTTCATTCGCTATCTGGTTCATCACTAACCTCCTTTTGTTGTTCAAGCATACCCAAGAATACATTTGGTAAGCTTATTAAATAATCAACTGCTTTTTGCCTCCCATTTAGATCTCCCATGTGTAATAGGACAGATGCTGTCGAGGGATTTTCAGCAGCAGCATCGTCGACGATAGTCAGCATTTCTCGATTGAATCCTTTCTTCCATGACTCTAGTTCTCTAACCATATCAGCCCAGAGAATAGACTCCTTGAAATCCTCTATCTGGTCACGAGTAGCGTTTACCACAATCTCTTCCATTACTACATCTCCATTGGTATAAGGTTGCCTTTGCCAGCTTCTCTCTCAACTAGTTCATCAGGCATTGATTGTATCTGAGTCTGATCTGCAGCACGTTTGAAATCTTCTACGTTCTTAGCACCTAGTTGAGTAGCTATGTACATAAATATACGAGATATGTCAAACTCCTGCATTAGTTCAGGGGATTGTCCAATTACCTTGAACAGCTCCATCCAGGATTCAGAGAAGTTGCCACCTGGGATAGACCCATCCCTGACTATCAGGTCATAGTTGACTGCCAAATCATAGGGTGTTACCTTGGCTTTCTTCTTACCAAACTGCCTTTGTAACACATCAGCATACTTGCCAACTATATTAACATATGTTGATTTAGACATATACTGCTGTGTATGTACAGCAAACATTGTACCTATGTCTTGCATAGACTGTATGCCAATTAGCATAGCTATCCTCTGCAGGCGAGATATAGCGGAACCTCTTGTACCTTGGAACTCACCTTTGGTTAATCTCTCAGGTCCTCCGGTTCGCAGTGCACCTTGCATTGAGGTGTCAGCGCCCGAGATCCTATCCATCCAAGATGTGATGTACGCTGAATCGGCAATATTAGCGCGCGTTATGTCCTGGACACCTAGCTGTTGTACAACTTTATCAACGCCCCTGCCCCATGCAGGCCTACGTAAGCGGATGAGTTTGCCAGGTTTTGGATCTTTCAAATCGTTGATGTTGACAAGGTATGGGTCAACAACTAGCATGTCATTGATAGCTTTTCTTACATTCGCTATGTGAGAGTTGAATAAGAAGTCCAACGTATGCTGGAGACCATACAGAACTTCCATCCTTCCAATAGGTGTAATCGAGTATCCATCGAACTCTGGAGATGCCACACTCATAGGATACATACCGTGGTTGTGGTCTGCTTTCTCTGCAACTATGATTACATCATCAGCTGCAAGTTCAAAGTACCATTTTTCAGGATACTCACGACCTGATAAACCCCACTCTTTTGGGATCAGGTTGATGTACATCTTGATCGTATCGACTGGGTTTGTAGTATTTGTCATTGACTTGTTTAACTCATTAGACCCACCATGTCGACTTTGACGCTCACTTTGGTCTAATGCAAGGGTAGAACGCTTGTCCTTTTTACGCCTGAGGTACCTAACATTAAATAGTCCAGAGTCGGATTGAGCTTCTTCTGCCAACAAGTTCATGTAATTATCTCTGTCAATCCAGCCGTTGAACTCACCTTGTTGGATATCTGAACTAGCCACAGATGGATCTGGTAGCCACATATAAGGATCGATAT